CCGATAAGTTCCCATGTAGAGTTCATATCGCTTTTGCAACGAACTCTATTGAACACCATGCCCATATAGATGTACATTCCTCTGATTGCAAGATACCATGGAAGCAATCTCCACGTTATTTTTAATACCTTCTTCATGTCTCTGTCTCCTTTGTAAAATAGTATTTTGAGAATAAGTTTCTCATCATACTAGCTGTAAATATTACGAAAAAAAGAGAGTCGTTGTAGACTCTCCGAAGTGGAATATAAATTTCCTTTAGATTTGTACTCTGGCCGTCATAACGGATCTGTCTTCTTTCACCAATGTGGATTTAACAAGCCATCCCTTACTGTTATATGTCTCTACCGGGACCAGTCCTGTTCCATCCAGCATTGGCATCATAAATGCTTTTGCCGTTCCTTTGACAACTTTTTGTACTGATTTAATAATTTTCATGGTTTTTATACCTCCCTTTCTTCTATAATAGGAGCTGTAAAAACTACGAAATAAAAAAGAGACTCGTTGTGAGTCCCTTTTGAAGCTATTTAGATTATTTTCAATGCTTTAAGGTCGTTTCTTACATTATTTGCCGTGTCTTCAAAGATCATGCAGCCGAACATTACCGCATCATTTTCAAACTCGTCCATGATCAAATCAACAGATTCGATAATGTTCTCAACGTCATTCTTTTCGTCAAGAACCTTGTCGATTGCTCTGTCTCTCCTTCTTTCAAGGCCGCTTATAATGGCACGGTACGCTCGTCCTGATCTCTCGGCATCTCCAAAATAGTTTCTAACGTCCATAATACTGTTCCTTTCTTTATAATAAGATAGCATATAGCTTCATAATACCAACTGTAAATATTACGAAAAAAAAAAAAAATAAGAGACTCGTTGTGAGTCTCTCGTGCTTTATTGAATCATTTCCGCGATGTCTGCCGGCTCAGTTTCAAGCCAGTTCCACGTCTTTGTCTTACGGTCATACACTTCGCCGTAAACAGCATGATACTTTCCATCTCCGCCAATAACGGATACTTGAATACCTTGCTTAGGTTTAGTTGCTTTCCCGTAATCTGTGCGTCTATCTGCACGCGGAATATCCACGCTTAAGCACTGAATATACCTTGGATTTGAGCATTTCTTTAAACTGGAATACCAATTCCAATGGTCTGAAATGCGAAACGATTTTGCTGGTTTCGAGTAGTAACTCAATTCTGAAATCGTCCCCTTCGGAATCAGATACTGTGATAAATCCTGATTACAGCTTCTGATAACCTCGTGGGTTTCGTCCAGAATCGAGCTCAAACTCGAAAAGAATTCTTCGCACTTCATGATTTTTTGGTCTCTGCTAATATTCATTGTTGTTTTGCTCCTTTCCTATTTCTATAATAGGAGCTGCAAAAACTACGAAATGAAAAAAAAAATAAGAACTAGTAAGCTTCCAACTCACGTCTCCCATTTAAACCCGCCACGGTCCCCTTTCGGGTAGGGTGTTCTACGATTAAACTATTATGGTGTTAGTCTTCTCATCCTCAGCCAGCATAACCCAGCCGCACACCTCGTTCTTATCCTCATATAAGACACTGTAAAAATTTCGAAAAAAAAAGAGGAGCTGCAGAATTTACAGCTCCTTTTGGCGATTATGCTGCAGTCAGTAGCAGGAATAATGCGACAATTCCGACACCTACTTCGCCAAACATCACATAGGCTACTGCGACAATTATCGCAATTAATGCTACTTTCTTTGATAGATCACCTTTTTTGAACCTTTCCAATTCATATCACTCCTCTATAATATATTTGGAAGCCTCAGCTTCCATTATAGAGGCTGTTAATTTTACGATTCTATTCAACTCCAGTAAGAGCAAAAACAATGCCAATTAGTATAAAGCCCCCAAATGCAATAATAAATGGCAGTGCTTCATATAAATCATGTTTTCTTTTCGATTTCTGACGTTCTTTTTCTCTTTCAATACGTTCGTTGGCTTTAATTCTAGCGATTCTGACCTGATCACTTTCCGGGATCATAGACTTCGAACCGCAATACGGACAAAACGTAACATTCTTCGATGGATCTACTTCTATAGTGCCACCGCACTCTTTGCATCTAAGCGAAATTGTTTCCATTTTAAATTCCTCCTTTCATCTCTAATATTATACTTTCAGGAATGAAAAAAGTAAAGACGTTGTAGATTCTTTGCGTCTTTACTCATGCCTCGGGTCTTAGTCGTCGTCCACGTCTACCGTGATAACATCCATCCGGTTCAATCTGCTCGTGACGATACGGCAGAGAAGCGATATTTCAGCCTGGTCTAAGCCGGCTATAAATTTAATCACCTTCGCCACCAATCCTCTGAGTAATTTCCTTTCCTCACGGTTCAGTTTTCTGGTTGACATACTTAAGTCTCCTTTCGTTTGTTTCTTCTATTATAGGGGCTGTAAAAGTTACGAAAAAGAAGAGAAGCAGCTGAATTTCAGCCACTTCTCCTGCGAAATTACTTCCGCTTCTTTTCTTCTCTAAGCAAACCCATATTGTTCAGGGCTTCAACTTTCTTCTCTCCATTCTTCATTCGCTCGGTCATTTCCAAGATCTCATTGTTCGTAAGCTCATGTTTGGTCGTAATTTCCATCCCGGCATACGCGTCATAAGTCGTGCAGCGATCTTCCTCTTCCTCTCGATTCTTCGATGCGGTATTAACGATCGTCGTTACCGTCGAACCAATCGAAGAGATCAGCATGACCGCCAGCATCGGATTCTTAGTCAGTGTCTCGTAGACGATTTTTCCTCCTTCCACTGTCTTATCTTTTACTTTCTTTGCCTTGGGTTTAACCTTTTCCTCATAAAAGCTCTTGATACCCATGTTTTTCTCCTTTCGGTTTGTTAGATAGACTTTTTCAAGCCTTCATTATACGGACTGTGAAAATTACGAAAAATAATAGGAGCAGCTGTAATAGCCACTCCTATTGGTCTTATAATTAATTTATAGGTATTTCTTTCATATAAAAACTTACTTTGCATCCGTTTTTCATTACTCCGATTAATTGGAGCTCATCGCCAACCATATACTTTCGAAAGTATTTGCCTTTGGAAACGATCTTTTTATTGAACATAGGCATGATCTTGTTTATACAAGTCTGCATATACTTCATGTACTGTGACTCAGTTGCATCCAAAAGATATCCATTTTCATCCAAATGGTCCTGTGGTCCATCATAAGCCGCGTTCCATCCATCGTAGTATGGTCTTGTAAAAGCCGCATACTCATTATGTTTCTTAATCAGTTCATATCCAATTCTGTTTACTTTCTTTTCCGGCGGTTGAATTCCATCGAACTCAAATATCGGATAATAGCAACCTTCCCCTGTTGTTAATACCATATTAATTACCTCCTTATAATAATTTAGGTTCATTATAGGAAGTGCAGATATTACGAAAAATAATAGGAGCAGCTGTAATAGCCACTCCTATTAGTCTTTTGCATCTTACTTGATGCGGTTTTTCGCCTGGTCGGAACTTCTGAGCCAACCTTTGTCTCCGATCTGAGTCTTTTCGTTCTCATAGGCCTGATGCGCTTCATAGATCGAAGTTCCGCAGTATCCTCCAACGGTAAGTATCGTGGTAATAACCGCTATAACGTTCCTCCACTTATTGCTTTTAACCTCCTGCTGCTTGATGACAAGTTCTGCTTCCGAAATATCATTCTTTGCATTGTTGTCGACCCGCTGCAGCTCAGTCTTAGCCATAGATTCGCGAACTTTATTCAGTTCCACAAGATCCTTTACCTTGTCAGCATACTCCTGGCTTCCGATCTGCGTTCGTCCAAGATCTTCTGTCAACTCCTTGATTCGTTCATCGATTCGCTGCAAGTTTTCTTCCATAATTAACCTCCATAAATAAAATGCGAGCTTATCGCTCTATCATACGGGCTGTGAATTTTTCGAGTTCTGAACTTTAATGTAAAGTTCTTTCTTCTTCTGAAAATCCTCAAGATCTTCATTAAAGACCCAACGATAGGAATCGCGATCTTCAAGCTTCTCTATAATGAGTGTTCCATCTGTGCCGTGCTTACGAAACTTTTTGCCGAATATCCAACCGAGGAAAAATGCCAGAATAAAAACGAGAATCGCTGCGATGATAAGGTATTCTGTTTTCATATGCTCACCTCCTTTGCAAAAAAAAAAAACGGAAGCAGCTGTATTTGCCACTTCCGTGATGAAACTATTATTCATCTAGTAACCCTAATATGAATCCTATTATTAAATCTATAAAATTTGTTGTTAAGAATATTGGCCAGACAATACTTCCGATCAGAGCTTCAACCTTATAAGTATTAGAATGAAAATCAAACTTTTCAAATATAGTATCTTTGTATAGTTCGATATTTTGACTTACTATCTTCGGTTCAAGTTCTGTCTTATAATAATAAAACGCCACTCCTCCAACAACGTAAAATAGTCTTAATGCTGTGATCATAAGTTTTACCTCCATATAATTAGTTTCATTATAGGAGCTGTAATATTTACGAAAAACGGAAGCAGCTGTATTAGCCACTTCCGGTTTGATTTACTTATTCAGCCACCAATCCCATCCTGAAAGTCTTTCATGACTTACTACATCATATGCTTCTTTTCGAACTTTCTTTTGCTGATCCTTGGTCAATGCCTTATATTCTTCATATGTCATACTCATGTTTTCGGTAACGCGTTTGTCTAATAAGTTTTTACCAAGTATCTTAATAACAAAACCCGTCCAACCCACATGTTGCCAAAATGCCATCAAAAAGAATGTAAGAAATCCTCCTACTGGTATCAGCCATAGAATTACCTTCAGCATCACTTTCAATACTTTCCTCATGTTTTCTGTCTCCTTTACAAAATAGTATTTTGAGAATAAGTTTCTCATTATACTAGCTGTAAATATTACGAAAAAAAAAAAGACTCGCTGTATTTCAAGCGGTCTTTTTCCGTTTTTGTTTTCTTATTTGTTTTACTAATATGGTTCGACGCTTTTCTAAATCTTCTAACTTATGCTCAATTTCATTTCTTCTGAGTATCGCATAGCTGTCCCATCCAAGATTGTCCCATCCAATCCAGTCATATTCCAACTCATTGATAACCTCTTCTAAAATTGATAAGAGTTTTTCTAAATCCATATTTTTGCGCCCTCCTTCTATAAAAGGAGCTGCAAAAGTTACGAAAAAAAAAAAGAGCCGCCGTTAAGCAAGCTCTTTGTCGTAAAGTATGTTCTCAAACTCTTTTAAAACGTCAATCTTATTAGATATGCTCATATACATCGTTAAGTTCTTATCTTCTGCTGCTCTGTTCAATGCTTTCCGATAATCTGCTTCTAGTTTATGTAGTTCACTAATTACTGTTTTCATTTTATAAATTGTCCTTTCTTTATAACATTTCTTTCATTATAGGAGCTGTAAATTTTACGAAAAAGAAAAATCGTTGTAAATATCACGAAAAAGTTACCGACTGGAGCGATTTAAAATTACCTTAGCGAACAATTCTCCGTTAAAAGTAATTCTATTGGCTCCAGCCGGCATGTTTCTACGTTATTTTACTTCTATTTTGAATTTTTCTCCATTTCATAATTTGCGATGGCCTCATCGAGTCTTTGCTCACGCTTTTTACGCAAATATCGTTCCATATGTGTGAGACAATCGTCACAAGTAAGCCACGTAAAACCATATTTAGTAGGATGTAAAACTTTTCTGCAACGATTACATTTTCTATCCATTATACAATTTCTCCATTTTTTCGTCAATTGCCCGATTTAAGCTTTGTAGCTTTAGGCAGTTTCATTGGCACCCTCCTTTGTAACACGAATATTCGGATGAAGATCAGGTCTATATTCGTCAATAACCTTAAGAACAAAAGACTTATACCCTTTCAAAGTTTTGACGCTGAGACCTTTTTCGATTTCATGATCGAACGCATCCTGAATGAGAGATTCCGTAACATCTTGCACATCGCATATCATGAGTTTGGCAAGATGATTCTCAACAATGTTTTTGTAACCTTTCAGCGTCGCCTCCGAATAAATACCGACGTGCCCATCGATATAGGTAGTGCAATATTCCCTGAACGGAATGTAATCAGGCCAAAATACTTCATGAGTTGTCGGTTTCTCTTCCATTTTGATTTCTTCAGCGGTCTTATAAGACTTTCGCTCGATGGTAACGGTGATGTGATACTTGCAGATATTAAAATTGTAGGTTTTCATTTTTATAGTTCCTTTCTTATTATAATATAGTGTTTTTTATTCCGAATATCTCCACCAGGTATAAGCCGGGGCATTCGGATCATTTGCGAGATAGATTCCATGCTGCGTATAAATGGTGTACACAAAATCAGATCCAACTGGTTCGGGCAGACCTTGTGTTTCGCGATCATTCTTCAGCCGTTCAGACTTCATAGCAAGATTAAAGTAATAGTCCTGCACCGGATTCGTATCATAGGACGCAATAAACTGACCTTCTTTGAACACAATCTCGTCGATGCTCATGCCCAAGTACATTTTATTCTTAAGCCGATTATCAACGCACTGATACAGAGTCATGAAATCAGCGTCACCGTAATTATACTTTTCGATGAAATTGCGGCTACCATAACCAAGTTTTGCCTTCACCTGTGCATTGGATTTCATCAGATTTTCGAGAGATTGTTCCGCCGCCAAACGATCTGCTTCTTGCTGCGCGATATAAGCCTGATGTTCTGCGTCTTTCTGCTCAGCGACTGCTTCAGCATATGCAACTGCTGTCTTCTCGGTATGGATGTTCACGCCCCAGATACAGAACGATACAAACAGTCCGAGAATCAATGCCACAATCAGCCAGTTGTACATGATCGGAAACCACGGATATTTCTTTCCAAGCTCTCGTGTCTCTTTGGCCTGTCCATCAAAAACACTCTTCCAGACTTTCCAATCCGTGACATACTCACAAATCTTCTTCCATTTTGATTCTTTCACTTCGCTGATTTTGCTGTGCTTTGACTGATAAATTCTAATTGCTTCGTCCATGATTACAATTCTCCTTTTTCTAATCTTTTAAATAATTCATCGATTCTCTTGTTTTCTTTTCGTCTTGCTCTCTTCTGGGCTTGCTTGTAGTATTTCTTCTGCTTTGGTGTAGACTTTGGTAGCTTCTTCCAGTCATCGTCTATTATACGTTTGGCTTTATCGTGGTCCGCGATATAGTGAATGATATGCCCCATGTTTGAAGTTTCCTTCACGTCAACCTGTCTGTGAAACGTTCGCCGCATCAGGGCCTTATCAGAAAGCACCGGATCAAAGTGTCCATGATTCAGATGCCAGAGTTTATAGGTCTCAAATGGTCCTCGAATGAGTACTTTCCAAAAACCATGCGAGGTGCGAAAACAAATACCTCTGTCGATCCGATCGTACGAGACACTGATACCATCCAGAAGTTTGCCAAACATTGTCGGATAATCACGCATTTTAATGTACATGCCGTGAAGGCCGCCGCAGTAAGCGCATGGATGATAGCCCTGTTCTTCCGCGTCATGCATGGAAATATGCCGACTATACTTTTTGTTCATACGCTGTACATACGGACAGGTCTCTTCGTGATAGATCATTTGACTGGACTTTTTGCTAATAACCACATTGAATTCACCTCTTCCATTTTGATTTTCAAAAATGCCAACCGGGGAAAATTCTGAAAAGAAAAGAAGGAGAGCCGCTGTGCATGTGCTTTACAGCGACTCTCGTCTCTCATGTTCAACTCAACCCCATTTCCCCGTTATAGGGCTCCTCTGATGTTTACACCTCCTCCTACAGAATTCACCATGTTTCCGTAAACCATCCCCTTTCCAATATCGTTCAGAATATTGCTTTGGATGATCCATGTGCGGATCTCGATAATAATCTGCTTGATTCTTGTTAACATTTTCAGTTTCTCCTTTTCGTAAAAATAGTTATGTCTCTCTACTATAAGGACTGTAATTTTACGAATTGCAAAAAAGAATAGAGGCTACAGGACTCGAACCCGTACCTCCGTTTCCGGCGTGCTGCCAATTAACACCAATCTTTACCTCTTTCTTCTATTATAAAAACTGTAATTTTTACGAGGCGAAAAAAAAAATAGACGTTGCAAATCATACGAAATACAGCGCCTATTTTTCTTAATTATGTTGGAATTTTACCGATGTACTTGAATGAAGCCAGATATACTTCCTTAGCAGTCCCGTCAGTGCAACTGACACAAAAGATATCCGTTGAACGTCTTGGCCACTGCGGAACTCCATCCAGCATATGACATGTATTTTGCCGAATTGCTCTGCAGACAAACTTTACACTATAACAGTATGTCATTTTCTTTGTTACAAGAAATCCAGCAGTATCCGGTTTAAATTCGCCGACATTCCAGATTCCTTTATGGTTCATGCTGACACTATCCAAATGATCTTCGATAATTCTACCGACGCCCCATTTACGAATCGTAGCACTCTGTTCGTCGTCGATGATCTTCTGAGCATTAGCATTAGTGGCAGAATAGACCGGAATCATAATATCTAGATCCGGAACCTGCCATACGCCGTACGCACCTTTAGGAATCTCGCATTTACGAGGAACAGCAAACGCCGCCATATTCATAGCGAATCACTTCCATTTTGAATTAATTACTCCTCAGACTCAGGCTCAGGACTCGGTTCGGGTTCCGGCTGCAGTTCCGGAGCAGGCTTGTAATAAACCTTGCGCTCGATGACGCCATTCTCCAAAGTCCCCCATTCGCAAACCTCCATGTCAGCACCGCCGTCATTAACTACGGCAGAAGCGCAGAAGAGATGAAACTGTCTTTCCATGGCACTACGATCGCCAGTCTTATAAGTAGTCGTAGTCTTAGGAGCACCGTTTTCAACGGTCTTACGTTCAGAATAATAGAACATGATTGTTTTCTCCTTTAAAATATAAGTTTTGTTTAGTTACCGAAACCTCTGTTCCAGTATTTTACAGTAATGTCGTCTGAAATATCACACCAGAAATTGTTTTCACCCAGGAAAGTTTTGAGTTGCTCGAGGTTGGAGAAGTGATAAGTACGCCAGTTCGCCGCACTTAAAGGTACAATAATATTTATGGGAGTGCCTAGATCAGCCTGCTCATTAATATAATTAAGTGTTGCAGATTTGCTGTTAAGCCCTGATATATAAAAATATACACGCAATCCATCATCTTCATTATTCACAAGCATTAACGTTCTTCCATTTTTTGTACCGACTTGCCTCCCATCACCGGTCGTTAGCATGTGCGTACATAGCGCAGTACCAGATCGCACAACGTTTTGTGATATCAAAAACTTTATGCGATAACCACCACTGGCATTGTAATCCCAAGCAGTTGAACCATCAGTTACCGCATTCTTCGTCAACGAATGAATACTAAATTTTGCCACAACATCCGCACTTCCATCCTCATTTAGCGTAACGGTTCCGCCGTAGATGGTCATAGGATCACCAGTGGAGGGGCTAGTAAAGGCGATTTGGGAAACTTGAACTCTAGTATTAATAAACTCTACCTTAAATTTGATTCTCTTAATAGTTGTACCGGCGTTTAGATAAAACTTAAATCCTGTAATAGTGTGGCCTCTTAAAGAGGCATACCCTCCAACTCTATTTATTTCCGTAAACTTCCACGGGTCATCTGTCGATGGATTCGTGAAATGGATTTTAATGCCGCCTTGTACTATTACATCATTGTTAAATGCAATTCTAGTCTCCGTACTACTTGGCGCGACAAAAGGTTTAATCGGAATAAATGTGCCATTAATGCTGCCACTTGAATGGTTTATAATAGCTTCAAACTCACCATTTCCTAAGTATTTTACAATCAGTGCGCTCGGTCCAACTATATCTCCCGGTGACATTGATGTAGGTTCAAAAATATGATATATATCGCAATTACTTAAATGGCACCCAGTCCATCCTTCAATCGGACAAATATTGGAATATCTCCTGTATGCAGTAGCAGTGGAGCCGACTTCCAATTGAAAAGCAGTACTGGCAGAGCTGACATCTTGCCATGCATATGTCGTTTGACTTGATCGTGCATAAACAGCTCCCTCTGGAGGTGTAAACGTGTGAGAATATTGTTTATTAATCGCTATACCGGAAATATAATTTTTGTTTTCATCATAGAAGCAAATTGATGAGTTAACAGCAGCGTTATTTCTATTCGACCATGTATAAGTAGTGGCAGAATCAAGCTCAATATACTCGCTGATATAAAAAATTGCATCGGCCGCAGTGGATCCATCATCTTTTAAATAATATCCAGCTACATATCCATTGCTTGTATCAGTTGTATCAGGGATGAGATTTACACTTCCTCCACCCGGCCACGGATGATCATAGCCGTGAAGATCTTGCTTCGGGCTAAACGGAATTGTAACACTCTTAACAGGCGCTTTGACATAAGACTTAAACGATGCGAGGCCATTAGTTTCGGTCGATCCCACTGTCGTATGAATCGTCGGGGCATCGGCAAGCATGGCTCTGCGTCTGAGTTCCAGCACTCTGTCTCCGCGATATTCCATACCGGTTTCTGTATTTTGAGTCAGATATTTGACGTTAACGTTTCCAGCATCAGACCAGACGTTGTTAGTTCCTAAGAAAGCCTTGAGCTGACCAACGTTGGGGAAGTGGTAGGTGATGGGAGTGGCAAGTTGCATTTTAACTTGACAATCGACAGGCCTTACATCCGCAGACCGCGTTTGTACGGCGAGCCAATTAGCGTTATATCGCCTTTCTGCAATGCAAGGGGCATAAGATGGGTGAACTGCGTTATTATAGGTTTCTGTTTTATATGCGCTACAAACAATGTCTCGCTTCACGTTATCCTTAGTGTCGCCTGAAATATCCCACCGTGGAGTCAACGATGCTCTTGTAATATACCAGACAGTTGCGCCTGAACTGTAGGTCCATTTGGTTGATGGTATGTCGTAGATGCAATGCGTCGATATTACATCCACCGACCCATCCTCATTGAGCGTGACCGTGCCGCCGTAGACTGTGAGAGGATCGCCAGTTGAGGGGTCGGTGAAGGTGATGGGGAAAGTAGTGCCAAAAGGTTCGTAAGCTGATGCAGTTACTCCTTCCTCGACTTGAAAATCTGCGATATTAATTGCAATATTTGTTCCATAACTGACATGCAGTGAATCGACGGTTTTTCCGGCATTTGTAACAAAAACAAGCGGTACATACGATGCAGATGCGATCTTTTTTTCTAACGAAGTAGTTCCGTCGGTGTATCTAACATAAAAGAAAGTGCTATTGGAGGCATTTGACCCTTTATATTTGAAAGATATAGTATACTGTGTTGATTCTTTGAAGGTCCCTAATTTCACAAATCTTGATGGATAATTACGGCCAGAAAACACACCAGTAACAGGATTGTAAGAAAAGTTTCCATTTTTAGCAAACTTTTCAGGATTTAAAACGTTCTTACCAGTTCTGGTAATATTGCATCCCGTTCGTCCGCTGATTGGACAAATATTGGAATATCTTCTGTATGCAGTAGCAGTAGAGCCGACTTCTAGTTGAAAAGCTGGGTATGTCGGATTCTTTTCTTGAAACTCATATATAGTTTGAGTAGATCTGCAATAAACCGTTCCTTCAGGAGGCGTAAACGTGTGAGAATACTGACCATTAATTGCTATACCGGAAATATAATTTTTATTCTCGTCATAGAAGCAAATTGACGAAGTGATACTAGCATTAGATCTATCCGACCACGTATAAGTAATAGCTGAATCAAGCTCAATATATTCGCTGATATAACAATTTGCGTCGGCTGTAGTAGACCCGTCACTATTTAGATGATAACCCGCTGCATATCCATTGCTCGTATCAGTTGTATCAGGAATGAGGTTTACGCTTGCTCCTGCCGGATACGGACTGTCCATACCATGTAAATCCTGTATCGGCTTAAGCGGAACCTCCACTTTCACAGGATGCCGGAGATTCGTCTCGAATGACGCAATAGCGGCGTCAGTAATGTTATGCTCTGCTACGGGATTTAACAGAAATTCTTCTTTCGGAGTTAAACTGTTATCGGCCATTCTGATACCACCACCTTATAGTCTTCGATAGAAATAGAATAATACGTACTTGCATTCAGATCAGTCGGATCAAACCACTCCGGAATAATTGCCGTTGCCGGAAGTACCAGAACCGTCGGAGTGGTTCCCGATGTAAACGAAATATCAACAATTCCAGTTGCCGGCAGACTTGAAATAGTAAGACTATCCAGAGTTCCGTAAATATAACGGCATTCTGCTTCCGGTGCGAGCGTCACTTCAGTCGACGTTAGATCTTCATGAACCAGCATTCCGGAGAGCATGAGATTACGGACCTTGGTTTCCGATTCCGAAGCCTTCTCAGAGTAATATTTGGAGTTATTCTGATATGCCGCATCTGTAGATTCAACAGGAACACCACGTCTTGTCCCGATCGCGTAGGCCTCACTATCGTCGGCATAATCCCCTGCTTCTCCGATCTGAGTCATGTCTTCACGGATCTCAGTCATGTACTCATCCAGATGCTCAATTTTATCGAAATCTTCCCGAAACTGATCGATAACATCGATAATCGCTTCCTCGACATCGCCGGAAGTTTCCAGGCCCTGAACCACCTGCAGCGTGTGGATTGCAGTATTGTACTCACGCAGAATTACTCTGTTGTCGTCGGTTTCAATTGCGCATACAACGAACGAAATATTTCCGGCATATTCACAGGCATGTCTTCCGACCAACCAGGTAAACTGTATTTCGTCATCAGAAACGATTTTATCCATGGCAAGATACATGTCACCTTCACCATGGGCATTGGTGTAATTAATGCGAAATGTAAATTCACCGAGATCTACTTCGCCATAAAATCTCGGACATTTAAAATACAGACGGTTTACTTTTTCATCACTCGTTACACCGCCGAGCTTTTTATTTGAGGGAATTGTGATCGTTCTGAAGTCATGACTGATTACAAACCAGTCCATTTCATCAGATTCCGAACCGACCTCAGATGCTTCATCAAAAAGATCATTCAAATCCGGCATCGATTAAATCCCTCCTATCTGTATAATTTTTGTCTCATTCGTATTGAGAATTATATCGCCTTTTTTACCAATAACCCCAACGGAGAATTTTTTATACTTCAGCACGTCTTCGGGTATGGTTACCTTACCTTTGACAATTGGCTCATAGCTGAGTCTGCCATCTACGTTAAACTTTGCAAGGCACGAATATCCATTCCAGCCTTCATCCATCTCAAACTCTGCAACATAATAATTGAATGACCCCGCGACCATCCGATTAAAGGGACAGGCGGGGTCTTTTTTAATCATTTGACCTTTGATGAGAAATCGCAATGTTTCCATTTTGAATTCCTCCGTTCGTTAACTAAGCGGCCAGCAGGATACCAGCAGATTTCCGTCGGCAAAGTTCAGTTCGTACCTCGTATTGATCTGCAGATCAGTCGGATCAAACCACTCAGGCAGTAAGGCCCCAGTCTGAGGCAGAACAAGAACAGTTGCCGTAGAGCCGGAATCGAAGAGAATGTCAACAGTTCCCTCGGCAGGCACCGAATTAATGGTCAGCGACTGCAGCTCTCCATAAATATAGCGAACGCCGTTATCTGGAGTCAACACCGCTTCGGTTGTTGCGGAGTCCTTTGTTACCACAATGGTATTAAGTAGCAGTGTCCTTGTATTATTGTAGACGACTTCAGCCTGGTCATGCCAGTATTTGCTGTTTTGAACGGTTATAGTCGTTGTGGTGTCATCCGTATATGTTACGGTATAGACATCTTTGTCTTCATCGGTTGAGGTTTTTTCAAAGCTCTTAATACCTTTTCCGGCATCGCCCTTCGGGCCCGGTTCGCCGCGGATCGACTTTGCTGAAGTATACACATAGCCATCTGAGAACGTAATCTTCAGCTTGTAATCCTCAGTCATTGTGACATCGGTAATTGTGATTCTCTGGCTACTTCCGCCACCGCCGCCTAATTTTGCGCCCAGTATAATGTCAATAATATCCATACGGGGTCACCTCATTATGCCGGCAGCGGAAGCCAGTCTTCGGTATCTTTATCGTACATATAGACCTTCAGGGTATCCATCTCAAGGCATGTACTTCCATTCGGAATCTTAAGATCCGGATTCGTAATGTTTGTAAGTTTCGTATCGCTTGCTTTACAAGTATACTCGTGCGTCCAGGAACCTCCGGTACGTGTAAACATAGCTAAGGCATCCCCTTCCATTTTGATTTTAAATTACTCGGACTCGTGCTTTCCTTCGTAGACCTCGACCTTGACCTTCGCGGTCTTGGCGTTCAGAAGATCGTCAACGCTGGTGTCGTTGAAATTAAAGTTTGCGGTTTCGTTGCCGGTATCGATAGCAAGGGTGCCGAGAACGTCCTTTTCCTTCTTATAATAATTGTTAGAACTGATCTGCAGCAAAGCACCGAGAAATGCGTCAATTGCCATAATCGTTCCAACAATTGCGTCGGCATACGGCAGATTCCACAGCGGAGCAAGCGCCGCATAAAGGGTGCCGAGAGCCGGGAGTACAATCTGAGCGATGTACTTCAGAACATCATAGGTTTTATTAGTCATGATAATTCTCCTTCTTTCAAGAAACTATTCTCTTGAATACACTTTGCGTGAAGACGCCTGATTTCGTTAATGGCGTCTGTTATTTCACCATTCTTAAGGTTATTCTTTTCAATGTAACTTTCATAACTGTCGCATTGTTTGAGGACGAAACGAAACTGTTCTCTCGTATGTTTTCGGTCATTCATGCAGGAGTTGCAGAACTCGAGAATATAGCGTCTTGTATCCTGCAGTGATTTAATTTCCGATTCCGTAATATGATCGGACAGCTGCGTTTGTACTTTATCGATCTTTCCGTCCAGAGCTTTAATTTCTCCTCGGACGGTATCAAGTTTTGTATCGATCGCGCTATTGAATTGTGAGCCCAGAAATTTAATGAGACTCCGCCATGGGTTCCACTTAAACTCTGGGCGCCAGTCAATGAAAACAGACACCACAAATGCCACAATGCCCCAGAATCCAAAATCAGAGATCCCAAGACTGTGTATAAAATCAAAAAAGCTCATAAAGCTTATCCTCCGTGAAACCCTGTAGATTTCATGTTAAATTGGGCCATTGTCATGAAACCATGCGATAATCACAGTTACGACAATAGCCCATAAGAAAAGCCACTTCATACTCGAAGCAACTCCTTCCAGGTACTCAGACCGATTTCACCGTCAGGATCCAGACCCTTTGTCTTCTGGAAATGTCGGATCTTCTCGTCCATTTCCTTTCCAAAGATCCCCGTCACAACGATCGTATAACCCCAGCACTGCAAAGCTGCCTGAGCGAGTTTGACATCGGGACCTTCATCTTCCATTTTGATTGTTCGGATCTGAAGTTTCTTTCGTGGAATTGACGTATCCAGTTCAGCAGGTTCAAGTTCTTGGGTCGAGGCTGGTGTTTCTTCTTTCGGGACTTCTGTTGACTCAGATTTCCTAAGAATCTCGTTCAGAACTTTTCTGGTATCATCCCCAACTTCTCCATCAACAGGATCGAGTTTATGTTCTCGCTGGAATTTCATAACGGCTTTTTTCGTATTATCACCGAAGTCCCCGTCTGCACCATCAGGTCCAACATCATAGCCCATTCGGGTCAGATCCTTCTGCAGCTGCATGACGTCTTCGCCTTTGCAGCCGAGTTTCAGAATTCGCTCAGAACTCTCAGATGGGCCAAATGAAATTTCACTCGAACCGGAATTTACAGCAAGTTCCCATCTAGGCCTTCCATAACCGGCAATAGTTGAACTCCCGACTGCATAGGATCTTCGTCCGACAGAATCAGAGGTGTTACCCTCAATCGTGGTCACCACACCACCAGATACTGATTCGACAAGGCCCGTATGGCTATACTCCCCTGCCGCGTAACTGAAGAAAATCTGATCACCGGGCTCTGGCGTTCCGGTAATCCATCGGCCATACTGTTTGTAGTACTGAACTGAGAATTTGCAGCCAGCTCCGGCACTGTTTAGAGGCTGACAGAGCATCTGCCGCCCAAGTTCTGCCCCGAAGCATTTCACAAATAGCCAATCATAAAATATATCGCACCAGGCGTACCCGTTTTTACCGCCATTATAGAAATTCCTAAGTTTATCGAGATCCCTCGCGTATTTGTTCCAGTTCCCGGTCCCGGCATTTGCATCCTTATCGTCAAGTTGTGAGTTGGATGCTTTTTCGTGATAACCGACTTCGGACCTCGCCAGATTCAGGACGAGATCAATTGCTTCCTGTTTTGTCATAGAGGAATCCTCCTCGAGGTTGAGATTCCGAAAACGCTCGTAAAAATCCTCAGCAGACTTAGTGCGTTTTACCAGATTATCTTTCTTTTCAGCCGGGTTTTCCCACTTGTAGAGCAGTTCCTTGGTGCAGACTGCCAGATCGTGACAATTTGTGACAAGTTCCCACTGAACCGGAAAGTCATGCTGCATTTCCCAGAGCAAGAAAGCGATCTGCGTCTCGGAATCTCCGATCGATTTTCCTCTCGCCCTATGAAAATCGTACATTTTTCCTTTGCGGTCGGGGTGTGTCCACTGGGCATGGCCATATCCAACGCCGTCATACATGAACTGATGCTTTGTAATGATTCCGTTATCGACCTGCCTCGTATAAATAGCGTCGACAATTTTCTTGGAATCTTCTGCATTATTGGAAACGAAGACGCCCTCATGCTGAATCTGACCGAGAACAGCACAGGCGCCTTCAATCGTCATACCGGCTTTTCGAAACGTTCGGTACATATGTTCCTGGATTGTTATAGTAGCTCACCTCCAGGGGTTATTTTTAATTTTAAGTTAAAGCTTCGATGTGCTTCATCCAGTCATCAAAAGTAATCGACTCGAAGAACACGCCTTCCTGGAAGAACCGATTCTTCATACCGACGATCAGCTGCATTCTCTGCTCTTCAGGAATCGATTCAAACAAAGACTTGAATTCGGAATAGTATTCCTTGAACCGAAGCTCTGTATTGTGTCGATATTCCTGGTTTTCCTGATCCAGCCACTCTTTCTTGTTCATCATGAAATACGCGTCATAGATCATAGAGCAGGCATAGAACTGAGCATCGGTTCTTTTATTACGCTTCAGTAACTCATTCACCAGTGCAGTGCTGGAATCCAGCATATTGTTGTATGTCTTCAGAATATACTTCGGATCGTGTCGGCAGACGGAATCATCTCGCCATTTCCATAAATAAAAAGGCTGCTGACAGTACTTTACTTCAGCAGTCATTTTCTGAGCGAGGCAGTTAAAGTAACTATCCTCATGAATTGTAAGCGAATCATTCCATCGGACGTTGTTATTCTTCAAGAAACTTCGACGATATACTTTCCCGTGAACGAACGTAGAATCCATTTCTCGGTTGACGTATACCTTTTCGCCGGTCTTAAAGTCCTTTGTCTCCTCAATAAATACAGATGTGAGTGCATTGAATCCATCGCCTTTCATTTCCCGGAAGACAATATAAAGTCCGCACATGTTAAAGAACATGTCATCCGCGTCACAGAACATCACATAATCTGCAGTTGAAGCATCCAGACAGGCGTTCCTCGCTGCAGAGACGCCCTTATGTGCCTGCCAGATCTGTTTAATCTCAAACGGATACCGGTTTTCAAAATTAAACTCCGAAATATCAGTACCGTCATGACAGATAATGACTCCTACATCATTTTTCAGATCGATTTGTTGCTGTAGCGCAATACTGTCAAGCAGCGGCATGATCTCTTCCGCTGTCTCATGATAATGAGGAATCAGGATATCGAGTTTCTTTTCCATTTTGATTTTATTACCGCCTTTCGTAATAAGCCTTAAAAATCTCGGGAGAAACAGGCTAAGGCCTACCTGCTTTCGTGTCGCGAACACTATCTCCCGAGGTTATAACTTACGCTGGCATAGAAAGGCTCGTTCCGTAAATACACGAACTCAATGCCCTCCAGTTCGTTGCCGTCTTATAGGAATCCACAAGTGATTCAGGAACATATACATCCGGATAATGATAAGAGTTTCCGCCAATCCAGAAAGCCGACGCAGCGAGCATGCACACAGATGATGTATTTGTACCGATATAGAGACTCTGCAAAGAAGTCCAGCCAAATGCATATGATCCGATGGACATGGCATTTGGAAGCCATAAAACGCTTAAGCTCGAACAGGATGCAAACGCATAACTACCAATGTTAGATGCCAGCGGGCAGTCTACAGATGTAAGACTTGAGCAGTTTGCGAACGTGCCGTTCTGGATAGATTCAAGCGATGAAAAATGTACAGTGCTTAAACTAAGACATCCATTGAATGCGTTAGTTCCGATAACTTTCACCAATGAAGCTGTCACATCAGTAAGCACCGAGCAGCCATAAAAAGCATTATACCCAAGCGATGTCGCCGACGGCAATTTTGCAGTCTTGAGACTTGAACAGAAATAAAAAGCACCATCTTGTATTGTCGTTGCTGACGGAAAGTTCACAGATTCGAGACTGGTACAACCACTGAAAGCATAAGACCCGACTAATAATGCGGCAGGGAATGATACTGTCATAAGTCTTGTATTGTTGTTAAACACCTTCGATCCAATGCTGGTAACTGCCGAAAAATAAACAGATTCCAGGCTTGTAATGCTTTCAAAAGCAGAAGTTGAAAGCACTAGAATAGAATCCATGGAGACCATTTTTAAACTGCTGCAATTTGAAAACATACCGGACGGAATCGCAGTAACCTTATTCATCGTAACGGATTGCAGATTTATGCAACTCTCGAATAGTTTACTGCCGATAGATGTGACATTGGGAAATATGATATTCGAAAGTATACTGCATCCATAAAACGCCTGATCACCAATAGTTTCGACTTTTGGAAATGAAACGGACGTTAAACCTGAACAATTCTGAAAAGCATTCCGACCAATGGACATTACTTCTGGAAAAATGGCAGACGACAGAGAAGTGCAATTGGCAAAAGCATAATAACTGATCGCTGATGTCAACGGAAATGAAATGGTATTAAGACTACTACAAATATAAAATGCGTAAGGACTAATGGTTGTTACCGATGACAGTAAAGCAATTTCAAGATTGGTACAGTTACGAAAAGCACTCTGACCAATTTCTGAAACTGAAGAAAAATAAACTGATTTTAAAGTACTTTTATCCATAAACTCAGCAGCTGAAATAGACGACAATGAATCCATTGAAATCATTACTAAATTATTGCAGCTATAGAACATACTGGATGTTAATGCCGTAATTTTATTCATCGTAACGGATTGCAGATTTGAGCAGCCTCTGAATACGCCACTTCCAATTGTCGTAATTTCCGGAAACGTTACTTCTAAAAGTCCTGTATCATAGGCAAAAGCCTCATTATCGATTGTAGTTACAGATGAAAGAGCAACAGAAACAAGATGTGTACATCCGCCAAATGCATAGATTCCTATCGTCGCAAGTTTCGACAACGGTATCGATGTAATAACGGCATTTGCAAACGCGTAGTTTCCGACGAACACGGCCTCTGGGAATGAAATATTACTAAGTACTGTACAATTCCGAAATGCAGAACTGCCAACGATTGATGCAGCTGGAAAAATAGCAGTCATCAAACTTCGACAGGTATCAAATGCTGACACGCCGATTGCTGTAACTGCAGAAAAATAAACTGAAGTTAATGCGCTCCTACTATAAAATTCACTTGCAGAAATAGAGAGAACGGAGTCCATTGACACCATTTTTAGTGTACTGCTGCAACTAGTTAAAAGACCGGTCGGAATAGCTGTTATAGAGCCCAAAGTAACGTTCTGCAATTTAGAGCAACCGTCAAAACTGTCAGAATAAATCGATGATACACGCGGAAACGACACTGTGATAAGACTATTACATTGGTAAAATGCCATTGCCCCAATTGCAGTTGCAGATGTCAAAGTTGCATTTGTAAGACTTCCGCACTGATAAAATGCGTAATCTCCGACATTTTTTATCCGGTCATCTTCAATTTCACTAAGCATTTTCCCAATCAGCTGAGCAGCGGCAACATCATCGCCAAGAATATCAATTGTATTACTCATAAGCCTTACACTCCTTATTCACTTGGAAGATAACTGATGCCGCTGATCTGGCTGCGATGAATAGACCAATAACTGGATGTCTGATAATTATAAACGCGACTGTCAGGAACATATATTATCATTGTAGATGGGGCGCCTGGGAATGGGTCAGCTTCTG